CAGCTATTGCAGCACTTCCTACAGAAGCATTAGTGTCATCACAAATGGAAACTCTTTTAGCAGGTATAGATGAGGGAGTAACTCCTATATGGGCTAGACCAGCTGTATCAGCAGTACAGAATCAAATGGCTGCTAGAGGTCTTAGTGCTTCTACTGTTGGCAGAGATTCTTTATTTAATGCAATTATACAATCAGCAATGCCTATAGCACAAAGTAACGCACAGGCACTACAACAAAGAGCAGCGCAAAACTTAACAAATGAACAACAAGCTAACCTAACACAAGCTACGCAATCTATGCAACTACGCATGGCTAATCTTGCAAATAGGCAAACTAGCGCATCACAAACTGCACAAATGGCACAGCAAATGAATGTTATGCAGAGTCAGTTTACACAAGATGCTACAATGCTTTCTGCTCAACAGCAACAACAAACTACAATGCAAAACTTGCAGAATCGTCAGCAAGAATCAGGCATCGTCACAAAACTTAACGGCAGCCCAACAAACAGAGTTAGCAAATCTTAATAGAACTTTAGAGACTAACAAACTTCAAGCGCAGATAGCGCAACAAATGGGATTAGCTCAGTTAAATGTAGATCAACAAACAGCAATACAAAATGCTAATACCGTTGCTCGAATAGACATGACAAAATTTAGTGCAGCTCAACAAACAGAATTAGCTAACAGTAAATTTATGCAGTCTATGACATTAACAGATTTTAATGCTAATCAACAATCAGCAATGCAAAATGCTACAGCAATGGCAAGTATGGACATGGCATCAGCAGATCAAAGAACTAAATTAGCAATTACAAATGCTCAAAACTTTTTAAAAATGGACATGGCTAATTTAAGCAATTCACAACAAGCTGTTATGTTAGATCAGCAATCAGCACAACAACGAATGTTATCAGACCAAGCAGCTCAAAATGCTGCAAGACAATTTAATGCTACTTCTGAAAATCAAACTAATCAGTTTATGTCTAGTCTAGCACAGCAAATAGAATTACAAAATGCATCAATGCTAACTGCTATGTCACAGTTTAATGCTACAGAAGCTAACAAAGCTAGTGCTGTAAATGCTCAAAACTCTATGGCTGCTGACCAATTTAATGAACAATTAATAACTCAAGTAAGACAATTTGATGCTGACTTAGATTATAAAACAGAGCTATGGAACGCTCAGAATGCTCAAGCAGTAGAGCAGTCTAATATTAATTGGCGTAGGCAAGCTAACACAGCAGCTACAGCAGCTCAAAATGCTTCTAACCAGCAAGCAGCTCAGTTTTCTTTTGGCATGTCTCAGGCTGAACAAAATTATCTTTGGCAAGAATTAAGAGATCAAGCTGCTAGAGATGCTGCTTCAGAGCAATCTACAAAAGAACGTGCAATGAATGTACTGTCAGCTATTTATGGAAATGCTGAATTAATGACAGCTAAAGGTCATAAGTATTCTAGAGATGTACTAGGGCCAAGATTAGAATCGGTTATAGGAATTGGATAGTAAGGAGAACATATAATGTTTGGGTTTATTAAAAAAGCTTTCAAAGGTGTAACAAAAGTTTTTAGAAAAGTTGGCAAAGGTATTATGAAAGGTTTTAAAGCCATCGGAAAGTTTGCTAATAAAATGGGTATCTTTGGTCAAATAGGAATGATGCTTCTTACAGGAGGAATTGCTAATGCAGCTTTTGGAGCATTAAGTACGATGGGTGCAGGGTTTATGCAGGGTCTTAGTCAAAGCAGTAATATAGTTGCTAAGATGGCTTACAGTACTTTAACAGGTATTAAAACTGTAGTAGCTGCTCCTTTAAAAGTAGGATCAAGTGTATTTAAAAATGTTACTAAAGGAGCTTTTCAAGCTCTTAAAGATGTAGGTTCTCACATGAGTAATAAAATGTTTGGTACTACTTTTAGCACTTCAAGCACAGGAAGTTTGTGGGATAGTCTTGGTAAAGTAGGATCTAAGTATGGTGGTAATATTGCAAAAGATACTTCTGCTGCTCTTGGTGATGCTGGAAACTTTTTGAAAGATGCTGTTGGAAAAGGCCCAGTTAAAAGTGACTTTAGAACTTTTACTCCAGTAGGTGCTGAAGATCAAGTTACTAAAAATCTTGCGTATAATACTTCAGCAAGAGAACAATTTAAAGCTTCAATACTTAGTCAACGACCAGATGCTAATTCTACAATTTTAGATAGAATGAATTTTAAAGATGATCCTATGAATCTTAGAGATACACCTATAGGTAATTTTAAAGCTTTAAGCAATGAAAATTTATTTAAAGATGAATTGTTAAATACTGTTGATCCTTTGACCGATAAAATTACAACCCCTAATTTTAAAGCACTTAAAGATCCTATAATCGGAGCTGCAAAACCTCTTGACTCAATGCTTGCAAGAGCTAAAGCTGGTGCTTCTGAAGGCTTTGCAAAGACTTTTTCTAAAAGTGGATTAACTACTACTGGAGGAACTGCCTTAACTCAACAGTTATATGGATCAAGCATGACAACTGATGCTCCAGTAGATACCAGTTTACAAATTCAACCTAGTAGAAATATATTTGGTATGAACTTACAAAAGTCAGTAGCAACACCAACACAATTTTTTAATGGTTTTATAAATAACCCCGAAGAAACTTTCACGACTCCTGATTTTAAACCGTTTAATTTTAATCAGTGGGCATCTACTAATTCACCAGCCTACGTATAGGATTTAATACTCATGGAATTAACTACAGAAGATTTAGATAACTACGCAGTTAACAATACAAGAAAAATGGCAGGGCAGTCTCTTACAGAAGATCCTTCTTCACCTGCACCATATTTAAAGCCACCAAGATTTACAACTAAAGAAGAAGCTGTAAATTATTTTTTTGATTATATAACTGATGAAGAACGCTTTACTGAGATTATGGATATACTTGAAGAAGGTGTACCTGTAATGGATGTAGTTCAATTAATATTAATGAACAGTTTTGAAAAAGGCGAAATAAATCCTGATATGATGATGCTTTTAGCAGAACCTGTAGCTTACATTTTACTTGGTTTGTCTGAACGAGAAGGTATTGTAGCAACTATTGTAGAGGATGACCAAGACCCTGAAGTTGCAAAAGATAATAAAATAATAAAAGGTTATCACGAAGATGAAGATACTGAAAGTACTTTATTTAGAGATAAACTACAAACAATCACAAGTCCAAAAGATGACGAGGATAACCCAATGAAAAAACGCATAGAAGCTATGCCATCGTTGTTAGATAAAGGAGACGCATAATGGCATCAGGATGGGGTCAAGATATTAAGTTTGCAGCTAATCAAGCTAAGAAAAAAGCTAATAAAATAGATTACTTAGATCTTGCTAAACAACAATTTTTTCTAGAAGGTATAAAAGGTGTTGCTGATTTAGTAGTAACTCCAGCAGTTGCTGGGACTAAAGAAATTGCTAAAGATATTTTTGTTGATCCGTATACTCAAAAGAGAGCAAATTTTTTAGCTAACGGAAGTCAAAGACGTATAACAGAGCAATATGAAGCTATGGTAAAAGAACAAACAGAATTATCTAATCTTATGACTGAAAGTAAAAGATTAGGTACTGATGCTCCAGTAGAAAATTATATGTATATTAACAACCCAGATCTTGTAAAAAATATAATGTCTCAAAATGCTCTTAAAACAAACGCAAGTCCAATTAATCTTGAAGAACTTTCTGCTGACGAACAAAAAAATGTTTTTATTAGTTTTCTTCGTAACACTGATGCAGGTAAAGAAGCTTTAACAAATACTGTAAATGAAATAGAAAGAAAAGTAAAAGTAGCTTTACCAACAGAAAGATCTTTTCGTGCGTTAAAACAACCTTCTAATATGTTTTCAGCTTTAGGTAAAAAGGCTGTTTCTTTTTTTCAAAAAGATTTTAATGAGCAAGCAGCTGTAAATAACTTAGTAGAAAGCGGTGCATTTAAACAAGAAGGTGCAAAAGACAATAAACGATTTCAAGATTTAAAGGCTGCTGTAGAACAACTTAATAAATATACTACAGCAGGTGGAAAAACAAATATCAATAGTAGAGTAGCTGCACATTCTCTTTTTTATGAAGTAAGAAATGCTATGAAAGATCAAAAGTTAATAGACATTTTAAAACAGGTTGGTGGTACTGCAAGTGTTAATAAAGAATACGTAATAGAAAATGGTGCATTACTTGAACAAGAAACTGTAGAATACAGTAACAAAGTTTTAGGTGATGGTAAAGATGTAACTCGTAAGCCAGTGCTTAATTTTAGTGCTACTGATAGAGTAAATGAACAACGATTTGTTTCTTATTTGCAACAAAGCAACATGAGTATTCCAAGCATGTTGGCTCAATTTGGTAATAACAGTATGCCTAAATATGTACAGAATGAAGTAGCTAGGTTATATAAACAAGACCCTGATTTCTGGGCAGCTCCAAGTTCAGAAGGAAAAAGACCTGTTGATATAACTAGTCAAGATATGACTTACAATCAATTTATTGGTCTTAAAAAAATAATCATAGCTTCATCTGATACTATGTTGTTTGGTAAAAAAGCTCCTGAATTAGAAGTAGAAATACACAGAGAAAGCATTGAAGCAACTATGGATATTTTAAAAAAATATAAAAATGTAAGAGACGAGCCAGATCTATTAGCAGATTATAAAGATTCTTGGATGTTTGAAAATCCAAGCGATCGTTTAAGTCCTTTAAATTCTAACATGACTATGAAAGATGCAGAAGGCAGAACAATACTAAATGAAGATTATATTAAAAAAACTAATCCTAATAAAGCCAGAGAAACAGCCGTTCTTAGACATGCTAATGATTTGTTTGTAAGCTACAAAACAAGAATGAGCACATTAAAAAAATTAAAAGAATCAATGAACGTGATAGGAAGATTACAGCAATCTTTATACAGAGTAGCACAAGGTAGATCTGATATAAGTTATGAACAAATTACTAAAGATTTATTAACTCCTGAAGGAAAACAAATAGAATCTTCGGTAGTAATAGATGAACCTTCTCTTTTACGCAAGAAATAGGATTAATATATGTCCATAATTAAAAATATGTTTGGTGTTACTACTTCTAGTGAAGATGCAGACTATGCACAAATTAAACCAGAAGGCGCACAAAAAGATATAAAGCTTCCTGATTATTTAGATGGTAGTAAATACAATCCTGAGAAAGGATTTTTTCAAGAGTATTTATTATTTGATAACTTATCTGCTCCTCTAACTGGCAGAAAAATGGATACTGATGACGTTGAAGAATACAGAGACATAGCTAGAGTAGGTACAAAAATTTTACAAGCTCCTGCTAGGATTGTTACGGATGTTGTTCAAGATGCTTTAGAATATTCTGAGGACAGCGAAAAAGCTCAAGGTAGATCAGAATCAATAGATAAAGCTTACAGAGATGCTTCTAGTTTTGTTGCTGAAGAATACTTTGGGTTACCAGCTAGTGCTGTCGTTGATGATAAAGGTACTCCAAGACGTACTACAACTGGTAAAGGTTTAACTTTAGATATGGCAGCTATGGTGTACACAGGTTTAAGAATATACAGAGGAACTGAAGATCTTTCACTTGTACGAAACCCAAACAAAACTATGAAAAAAGTAAATAAAGCATTAAGAGCTTTAGCTGCTGGACAACTTACTGCACAATTACTAATGGACTCTGAAGAAAACAATGCTCAAATTATTTCAGATTTAGGCCTTAAAAATACTAGAGTTGGGCCAGTTCTTGAATACTTGTCAGCTGACGAAAATGATCCTAGATTATTAAAACGTGCTAAGTTAGCAACTACTGAACTTATTACCGAACTTACTTTTGCAGGTACGTTAAGAATGTTTGGAGTTTTTGGAAAAAGCGCAACTGAGTTTTCTAGAAAAACTTTTGGTAAAAAAATAGAAGAATTAAATGAAACAGAGCAAGATGAATTTTTAACTATGGTGCTTACCAATACTCAACGAGCAAACCAAAAAAGACCTTCTCCTGCAGTACAAGTAGTTAGAGAAGCTAATGAAGATTCTGCTGAAGGCATCAAACAAGTTTTTAATCAGCAAACAAATAATAAAACTTGGTTAGGTAAATCAGCTTCTATGTTGTATAAGTATAAGCAAAGATACTTTACTTCTAGAGGTTTCTTAACTGAGCAAGGGTACAACGCAAAACAAAAAGCTTTATGGAGTACAAGAGAAACTGTCGGCCATGCTGAATCTCTTGCTAAAAGATTAGAAAGCAGAATGATTAATTTTGAAGCTTATCATGGAGTAGAGGGCGGTGATATAGGTAACTTTGTTGCTGACGCTTTGCAAGCAGACCTTAGAAAAATACCTAAGAATAGACGCGCTCGTATACTTCAACAACAATACAATCTTCCTCCAGATATTGCTTACGATGTTCTTGAAGCTAGAACTATGATAGATAAACTTTCACAAGAGTGGATTGACTCTGGAATTGGTAATGAAGGTCTAAGAGCTGCTATGGCTGAAAATTTAAGTAGTTACTTACGTAGATCTTACAGAGCTTTTGATGAAAAAGGCTACGTGCCTACAGATAAAAATAGACAAGATGCTATTGATTTTATTGAGGAACTACATATAAAAGAAAGGTATACTGCTGCTGATATAGAAGATGGTTTAACAGATGAACAGCTTGCAGCAGCTAATAGATTTGCTGAGTTAGAAGTAGATAAAATTTTAAAAGAAACTGAAGGTAAAAATTACGGTGAAACTGTTCAAAATTTAATGCGAATTAACAGCAATTTATTAAAAGGAAGAAAAGAAGTACCGCGTGAAATAAGAAGATTATTAGGAGAATACGAAAGCACTCCTATAAATATACTACAAACAGTTACTAAACTTGCTAATATGGTTGAAACAAACCGATACTTTAAAACTTTAGAAGAACTAGGTGGGTCTACTCCTGCAGATAAAGTTTTATACGTCAGAGCTAATAGGAAGGCAAGACGAGAAATTGAAAATATGGATGTTGATGAACTTCAAAGAGATTTTGATGTTACACTTCCTCAAAATGAAAATGTAACTGCTAGTGGAAAAGCTGGCGTATTTAAAAGAATTAATTCTGAAGGTGAATACATAGTAGAATTTAAAAATTCTAAAACTGGTGAACTAACAGAAGAAACATTTGCATCTACAGATATAAGATTAATACCTAGAGATGCTGTTCTTGACAAATTAACAAAAAAATACTACAAAGAAGAAGGCGGTGTTTTTACAGAAAGTAAATATATTTTTGCTCAAGCAGATAACCCTCCTGAAGGATATGCAAAAATTGAAGGTACTGGAAGTAATCTTGATGGTAAATACACTAGTCCTGAAATGAAAATTGCTATAGAAAATTTAGAAGCTACTTTTGGAATGTCATCAAGAATAAGAAATAGTAAGCTTGTACAAGGTTGGAGAAGTATAAAAGGGGTTACTCAACAAATGAAAACTGTTTGGGATCACACCACACAGCTTCGTAATAACTTTGGAGGTTTAAATTTTAGCGCACGTAATGGTATTTATACTCTTGAAAATAGTAAAACTGCTATGAAGATATTAGCAAATACAATGTCAGACATGCCAGCAAAACAGTGGGATTTTGTTTATAATAGATTAAGAGGTTTAGGAGTTGTTAATACGCAAGCGCAAGCTGGTGAGTGGCAAGCATTGTTAACAGGTGCAGATGATTTAACTCCTCAACAATGGACAGATAGAATAGAAAAGTTTGTTCTTAACTTAGACCAAAAAGTAGACAATACTTTAGAAAGAATTGGTGGAACTGTTAATGATGTAGATCCTGATAACCCTTGGTTAAGCGGTTCAGTAGGTGGAGAAAAAAGAATAAACAGCAATCCATTAAATTTACCTCAAAAATTTTATATGGCTGTAGATGACTTTTATAAAATTAATGGTTTTGCAGAAGAATTAAAAGTATTAAGTAAAGCTTACCCTGATAAACCTTATAATGAGTTACTTGATGAAGCAGCAGAAATTGTTAGAAATACTTTTCCTAACTACGATATGATACCTAATGGACTTAAAGCACTTAGAGATTTACCTCTCGGTAACTTTGTCGCTTTTACTCCAGAAATAATCAGAACTGAAACAAAAATTTTAGGACAAACTTTAAAAGAATTAAGCAGTTCTAATCCTGTCATAAGACAGAGAGGAATGAAAAGACTTAGTGGAGGACTAGTTGTTCATGGTGGTTGGATGGCAGCAGGAACTTTTGCTGCTAGTTCTACAGGTATAACTGATGTTCAAGAAGGAGCTTTACAAACATTAGCAGAATCTCCTTGGTCTAAAAAACACAACAAAATATTTTTTAGAGTAGGTTCTGATTTTTATTATTCAGACCCTACCTATTTAAATCCTTATGATGTTTTTCCAAGTGTTTATAAAACTTGGCAAGCTGAAATGATGGATAAAGATTTTAAAGGTATCGATACAGATAAATGGGAAAAGAATATTTTTGATGCTGCAGCAGCTTCTATGCTTGATAGTGTTGCCTTTGCAACCGACCCTGCGTTAGGTGCTAAATATGTTTTTGATCTTGGGGATGCGTTTTTTTCTCAAAACGGTTATACCCGTGACGGCAAGCAAATATTTAAAAATCATAGAGATTCAGAAGGTAATATTATATCTTGGGATAATGTTATACTAGGTATGGTAGATTTTAGTGTGGAAACTGTAGCCCCCGGCTTTGTAGCCGATGCTACTGATCTTAGAGACGCAATGAATGAAACTCCAAACCCTAGAACAGGTTTTGTTAGAGACGCAAGATTAAAACTAATAGAATTTTTTACAGGATTTAATCTTAAAAAAATTGATATTGAATATTTGTTAACTATGAAAGGTAAACAATTTTCAAGTAGATCAGGTTACAGAGTAGATAAAGCTGACAAGCCTGAATTTTTTAAAGATAATCCAGATGTACCCTTTGCAAATTGGTTTAATAGTATAGCTAAAGAACAAGCAGAACGGTTTAGTACTGAGCAAGATTTTTATAGACAGCTTATAGCTTTCCAAGATTTAGGTGTAAATGAAAATGATATTAAAGATATTTTAAAAGAAAATGTTAACATATCTTTTGATACTACAGATGACTTATTAGAAAACAGATTTTTTCCTCGTAGACCTTCTCCAGATACTATGAAAGAAGCTAAAGAAAGATTTGGTAAAGATCACGAAGGTTTTTATTATTTAGAAAAATGGTTTCAAGGTATTGAAAATCTTAGGTTGACACCTACAGATCCTTCTTTGCAGTTACCAGAACAAGAGTACACTAGAGATCAAATAAACCAACTTAGAGAAGGTAGAAAAATTGGTATCTTTAATAATAATTTTCCTAAAGTAAAAGACATTATAAACAAAAGAGGATACTATGCAAGGGGTGGAGAAGTAGAAGTACTTAACGTACCTAATGTTCCTGTAAGACCTGACAATAGATTAGACAAGTTAACAGGACGTACATATTTAGAACAAGCTAGAGATCCTTTAAGACGTTTGGGTTTTTTAGGTGGTGGAAGTGTTAATGTAGATCCTTTAAAAAGATTAGGTTTTGCAAATGGAACTGAAGTTCAAGCTGTTAATTCGCAAGAAAAAAGTTTATCACCAGACCTTGAATTTCAATTAAGTGCAAACGCAATAAAAGATATTGTTATGTCTGATCGAGATTTAGAATCAGAAGTAAACGAATTAAAAGCAAAATCTACAGAAGATGATGATACCCCGTGGTTTTTAAAGAATAATCCTTGGGCAGGTGGCCTACGACACTTTAAAGTAACCGAAAGAAATATTCAAAAAGATTTAAAAGAAAAGAATATTACAGATTTTGAAGGAAAGTTACGTACTGCTGGTGCTGCAGCAGATGCTTTTTTTGCACCTATAGGCGATTTACTATCTTATCCTGTTGGCGTAATAGCAGATCAATTTAAAAAAGAATACAACAGAATGCCTGAAGAAGATAGAAAAGTAATAGAAAAAAAAGTAACAGACACTACTCAAGAAGTTAATCAGTGGCTTGATGAAAATCCACAATTTAAAAGACAAGCTAAAAATGTAAATGCTGTAGTTTCTTTAGCAGGTTTTATTCCAGCAACTAGAATATTGACAACAGGTGCTAATAATGTAGCTGCAAATGTTGATTTATTATTAAGGAATTTTTATAAGAAGGGAGCAACTGAAAGTGATAAAACTAAAGTTACATTTTCATATGCTGCACAAGCTGTTCCTAAAACTATTTTAGATACTATGTTACCTGCAGAAATAGCAAAAAGTAGAGCTGCTATACCTTTAAGAAAAAGAGAGGAAATTAAAACTTTTAAACATACTGCAGATGCAGTTGCTGGAATTATCCAAGCAAAAAATATTAGAGAGCAACTTCCTAAAGGTAAAAATAAGCCAAGCGATCTTTTAACTGATGGCGCAATTTATAAGTCTTATGCCTATGAACAATTAAGCATGGTTGATAAAGCTGCTGTTAGAGCTGCAATGTTTGAAAATTACGTAGACTTTGATATACCTGAATCTATAAAAGATAGAATGTTAAATCATTTATATGCTGGCCCATATCAAACAGGTAGAGGTGTAATAGGGTCTAATATTGCAGGAGCTGTAGGAGAAGGTCTTAACGTGCCAAAATTACTAAAACCTATTGACCCTAAAAATACTACTATAGATGTTAAAAATCCAACAGGTGTACAAAACCAAATTATTGAAGCTCATGGAGGAACTAACTATGGGCCAAGTTTACTTAATAAACTATTTGAGTCAAAAGCTAGAGATAAATTAGCTTACATTATATCTCAACTAAATCCTGATGGATCATTAAAATCATCAAAAACTCTTACTAACGATAAAATTAGGGAAGGGTCAAAAGATATTGAAAAAACTTTTGAAAATTTAGGTGTTGTTGACAGCGATGCTAAATATGTTTTAGATAATCAAGATATTTTTAGACAGTTAAATACTGATGATGTAATAGCTAAAGCAACTCCTGAACAAATGAAAGAAGCTCTTAAGACTTCTTGGGGAAGCAAAGATGCTGCTAGAGGTATAGATTTAAAAGTAGATGAAAAAAATCCTAACATTGTTTATTTTCAAGATACTTATCTTTCTAAATCAAAAGAATCAGGTGGTGTGAATGCTATGATTGCTATAGATTTAGATACTAAAGACGTTTACACTATGATTTCAGATAAACATGACATGTTATTAAATTTAAAACCTTTTGGAAGAACAGCGTCTGATAGGCTTACTGTTACTGTCCCAACAAAAAGAAACTATGTAGATACAAACCAAAAAGGTGGCCACACTCCACGAAACTACCAAGCAGAAGCTCAAGCATCTTTAGATCAACTTAATAAATATGGTTTAAAAATTCCAGAGGATAATGTTTTATCTGTGCCTACTTACGATCGAATAACTGGTCGCATACCTACAGGGGTAAAAAATAAACCAATAAGTCGTGGTAAAAATATAAACATATCTCTTTTAGAAACAATAGCCAACGCTAAAAGTATAGAAAAAGTAGGTGGTGTTTACAAAGTAGATGGTAAAAGAATGAGTAAGGCTGACTTAGATAGCGGTGTAGATGTAAACGCTTCTATTATAGAACATTTTGCAGACAAAGCAACTGCAAGCGATTGGGGAGTTTTTACTAGACGTTTAGGTGAACTTATTTTAGTTACGGGAGAATCTGCAACTGTAGAAGAAGAAAAACAAAGTAGAGTTCTTGATTCGCTAAAGAAAAAAACTAGGCAAGAGATGCAAGGAGTACAATAATGTTTGGATTACCAGTAGAAGCAATATCAATGTTAGGCTCTACCGCTTTAGGTGGGGTTATGAAGATGTGGTCACAGTCTCAAGCAGACAAAGCAGAGCAACACAAGATGATGCTACAAGCTAATCAGCAAGTTCAGGAAAGTGTAGACAGCGCAAGAGCGTACCAGAATCCTAACGCTGCTTGGATACGTAGGTTTATTGTGGTTACTGCAATGTTAGCTGGTATCGGTATTGTTTTTATGGCTCCTCTTTTAAACCAAGTTACAAACATACCAGTAGAAGTTACACAAGGTAGTAAGTTCTTATTTGGTATCTTTGACAGTACCCACACTGTTACAGAGTATCTTACCCTAGAAGGTTGGGTAACTCCAGAGTGGTTGCCAGTATCTATAATGAACATCATAGGTTTCTACTTCGGTAGTGCTGCAATGACAAGGAACAAGTAATGGCTACAAAGAAAAAAACTAAGTCTAAGTCTAAAGTAAACGAAGCAGGTAACTACACTAAACCTGCTATGCGTAAGCGATTGTTTAATAAAATTAAAGCAGGNACTAAGGGTGGTAAGGCAGGTCAGTGGTCTGCAAGAAAAGCTCAGATGCTTGCTAAAGAATACAAAGCTGCTGGTGGAGGTTACAAATAATGAAAGGTGTTAAACACTACAAACGAGATGGAACAGAGTGGAAAGGTGCTACACACAAGATGCCTAATGGTCAACTGCATACAGGTAAGACCCACGGTAAAACTAGTCAACGGTTATACCATTTAAAAGAATTATCTAAGAAAGCACAGAAGAAAGCTCGTGGCTCTTAAAAAACCTCAGAAGTCACTCAAGAAGTGGTCTAAACAAAAGTGGCGTACTAAGTCTGGTAAGAAATCTTCGGAGACAGGAGAGCGTTACCTACCTACAAAAGCCATCAAAGCTTTGTCGAGTAAGGAGTATGCTGCAACTACTAAAAAGAAACGTGAAGATACTAAGAAAGGTAAGCAACACAGTAAACAACCTAAAAAGATAGCTAATAAAACTAGGAGGTATCGTAAAAAATGATGCGAGAAGAATACAAGAAAGGTGGTAAAGCTAAGGACTCGCGCTTAAAAAGAGCAGGTGTTAGCGGATACAACAAACCTAAACGAACTCCTAAGCATCCAACTAAGTCGCACGTAGTTGTAGCTAAGCAAGGTGATAAGGTTAAGACTATACGCTTTGGTCAGCAGGGAGTTAAGACTGCTGGTAAACCTAAAGCTGGTGAGTCACGTACACAGAAGATGAGACGTAAATCATTTAAAGCTCGGCATGGTAAAAACATTGCTAAGGGTAAAATGAGTGCAGCTTATTGGGCAGACAAAGTGAAATGGTAATGAGTTTAATTCAAGTAACATTTGTAATTTTTCTTGTGGTGATACTTAGAGAGGTTATTAAAGACAGATCAAAATGAACGATGTATTTACACTAATAGCTGAGGTAGGGTTTCCCATTGCAATGTCACTTATAGGTGGCTTTTTTATTTTTCTTACCATAAAGTACATACTTCAATCTGTTATCGGAGAAGTAAATGCAATACATAATATTGTGTTTAATCTTGACAACAGAGTTAAAACAATGAATCACGACATGGTTAGGATAGATTGTACTATGTGTACAGTTTTAGGTATACGACCAGACTTAGATAGAATATCTAGAGCTAATGGAAAAGAAGATGCGAGGAGAGATTAGTGAACGTAGCACAGATTATTGGAGAGTATGGTTTTCCTATTGTAGCTACGGTAGGTTTGCTGTACATGATTTACTTCATATGGGAGTTTATAACCAAACAAATAAAGGCCAAACTAGGAGAGACAATGGGGACTCTAGTCGGCTTGATAGATCGCATAAGGATGTTGGACAATGACATTATACGGCTGCAACAAAAACTAGACACGGTTATAGAGTTACGTGAAATTGAAAACAAAAACGACAATGAAACTACTACTTAGCATTGCATGTAGTTTATTTTTAAATACCATTTCTGCTGATGAGATGTTATTTAAATTTAAGAGTCCTAGTTTTTCTGGTAACGGTACGTCAGCGCACTACCTTACTATAGAAAACCAAGAACACAGTCGTGAAGAAAAGATTAAAGAGGAAATTCAAGCGTATAAAGAAGAACTAGTACGTGACCAAAATAACACAACGCTTGCTAGGTTTATTCGTAACTTAGAAAGTCGCATATATGCAGAGTTATCTAGGCAGCTAGTAGACAATATGTTTGGAGAAACTAAATCAGAAAGCGGAAGCTTTACACTAGAAGGTAATAAGGTGGATTATAGTACAGATGGAAGTTTTGTCTCACTTAAAATTACAGACACCGAAGGCGGTCAAACTACTATTACTGTTCCTGTTGGTAGCTTTACTTTCTAGCTGTGCAAATACAGGGGGTATGCGAGGACACATATCTCCTAAAATAGAACAACCAGTTATACGAAAGCTTCTTATAAAAGAACTTGCAAGAGTAGACGCACCGACTAAAAAACCCGTAGTTGCGGTGTATGCAGGAGCTTTCTTAGATGATACAGGGCAGAGAAGAAGCAACGGGGAGTATGCAAGCTTCAGTACTGCCGTAACTCAAAGACCTGTAGCGTATCTTATACGAGCGTTACACCACGCAGGTTCTGAAAAACGTGGGTTCTTCGATGTAGTCGATAGAGTAGGGCTAGAGCATCTTGCAAAGGAAAGGCAACTTATCAGGTCAGCTAGAGCAGACTTTGATGAGAAACAAAAGTTAAAGCCTTTACTTTTTGCAGGGTTGCTTATGGAGGGAAGTGTCGTAGGTTACGAAAGTAATGTGCTTTCTGGAGGTTCTGGAGCAAGGTACTTAGGTATCGGAGCTTCTAGAAAATACAGACAAGATATTATTACTGTATCATTAAGAACAGTTTCTGTACTTACTGGTAGGGTACTAATAGAAACTTTAGTAACTAAGAGTGTCCTAAGTGTAGGATACAACCAAGATGTTTTTAAATTTGTAGCTCAAGGAACTGAACTAATAGAAATTGAAAATGGTTCGGTGCAGAATGAATCAATAAACATTGCCCTTCAAGCAGCAATAGAGACAGCAGTACTACAAACTATTAACGAAGGGGTAAGCAAGAAATACTGGGAGATAAAAAATGATTAAAGCGTTTATATTATTTTTCTCTGTTATGCATTGTGTTTTAGCTGACAACGAAATATGGATAGACCAATCAGGTGCTACGGCGAATATCGACTTGGAGCAGCAGGGCGGAGGAAATTTAATAGGTGGTGTTGGTTCTGTAGCAGGTACGCTTACAGATTTTGACTTCATAGGTACAACAAATACTCTAGATATAAATCAAATAGGTTCAAGCAACCTTTGGAAAGGTGACATTACAGCTGATAGTTATACGGGCCTCTTTCAATTTACTGGTGGCTCAAATGATATGACAGT